TACATCACCTACGGCTTTGCCAACGAATACCCCTACTACCTGCTTGACAACTATCGCAGGTCAAGCAAGCACAACGCTATTGTCAACGGCAAGGTGAACTACATCATGGGCGGTGGATGGCAGGCAGGGGAGGACTTGACCGTAGAGCAACAAGCCCGGTTCATCAAGTTCTTCGACGGACTTTCCAGCACCGAGGACTTAAACGACATCACCGAGAAACTGGTCTTGGACTTAGAGATTTTCAACGGCTTTGCGGTCGCAGTTACTTGGTCCAAACTTGGGACCATCGCCAAGATGGAGCATGTTCCCTTTGAGAAAATCCGTGTGGACAAAGAGGAGAAGATGTTTCAGGTGGCTGACTGGTACAACGACGACATGATGCAACTCTTCCCCAAAGTCGGGGACATCGAGAAGATTCCCGCATTCGACCCGGAGAACCGCCTCGGAAAGCAGTTGTTTTATTACAGGGTCTATGCTGCTGGCGTGAAGCACTATCCTCTCCCCGAATACATCGGGGGGAACGCTTGGATTGAAGCAGACGTACAGGTCGCCAACTTCCACAACAACAACCTTCGAAATAACTTTTGGGGGGGGTATCTGATCAACTTCAACAACGGGATCCCGACCCCCGAAGAGCAGGGCGACATCGAGCGTCAAATCAAGCGCAAGTTTTCAGGAACGGACAACGCTGGTCGCTTCGTTGTAACCTTCAACGATGATGCAGCCAAGGCCCCGACTTTGGAACCGCTCACTCCGAGCGACATGGATAAGCAGTTCGAGATTTTGAACAAAGCCATCCAGCAAGAGATATTCATCGCCCATCGTGTAACCAACCCCATGCTATTCGGAGTAAAGACCGAGGGCCAATTGGGTGGACGCAACGAATTGGTCGAGGCCTACGAACTATTCAAGGCCACCTACGTCAACGACCGGGTACGCAAGGTGGAGCGTATGATCAATTATTTGGGATCCTTTAATGGCGTGGAAGGCATGGAACTTATCCCCGTTGAGCCTATCACGGAGCGACTAAGCGAACAAGCCCTGTTGCAGATAATGACCCAAGATGAACTGCGTGAGAAAGCAGGTCTGCAACCTCTTGAGAAGCCTGCCGATGTTGTTGGACCTAACCCCCAACCCGACGAGCAACCGCAAGCCGTGGAAGCATTGCAGAGCAACGACAACATCAAGAAGTTATCGGGCCGTGAGTATCAAAACCTGATGCGTATTGTCAGGCAGTATATGCAAGAAAAAATCACACTGGAGATGGCTCGGACCATGCTTTCGGCTGGATTCGGTTTGTCTGCCCAAGAGATTGACACGATGCTCGGAGTGCAGGCCCAAGAGTTTAGCGAGCCTACGTGGGGCGAAGATGACGACGAGGACTACGGCTGGGGCGAGGAAGAGTTCAAGGTCTTGGAGGTCGTTGCAAGCAAGTTTGGAAGCCATGCAGACGATTACCACGTCATGCACTCCAAGCCGATGCGGTTCGATGCCAACATCGACGAAAACATACGGTTGGCCTTTGCCGAACTGGGCGAAGAAGAGAAAGAGTTGGACCTGAAGATTGAGGCTTACCGCAAGAAGAACAGGGACGCAAGCGTTGAAGAAATGGCAAAGGAGTTCGGGGTCAGCAAGGCGAAGGTTGCCAAGCGGGTCGCTTATTTGATTACCAAGGACCGCTACCCAATCAGCAGGGCCGTGGACAAGATTGCCGAGCAGAACCTTCCCAAGAACGTAAAGGAAGTTGCCGAGCCAGTCTTGGAGGTCCGCTACAAGTACGCATGGGCCACAGGTTTCAGCAACAAGGACAAAGGCTCCAGCCGTGAGTTCTGCAAGGTGATGCTTGACTTGGCGGGGCAGGGCAAGGTTTACACGAGGGACGACATTGACGGGATTTCTGCAATCATGGGCTACTCGGTTTGGAACAGGAGGGGCGGTTGGTATCACACACCGAGCGGAGTGAACAGGCCACAATGCAGGCACGTATGGGAGCAGCAGTTGGTCATCCGTAAAGGCAATAAAATCACGAAGGCATGAAGGCACTATTCATAAGCGAAGAAACGCTGCTCGACAACTCGATAATCAACGAGAACGTCAGTTACACGCAGATACGCCCAACGGTCATCAAGGTCCAAGAGATGCGGATTCAGCCCATCGTTGGCTCTCCGTTGTACGGGGAACTGGTTACGCAGGTCGTCAGCGGTTCAACGTCTGCACTCAACCAAACGCTGCTGGAGGACTACATTCAGCCCGCAATGATTCAATGGCTTTACTACGAGTTGCCCATGGTCTTAGCGTTCAAGTACATGAACAAGGGCATGGTCCGCAGGACAAGCGAAGAGTCCTCGCAAATGAGCATGGAGGAAATCACCCGGCTGACCGACAAAGTGAAGAACGATGCCGAGTGGTATTCCGAGCGGATTACTCGCTACCTCATGGAGAACCGCAACTCCTATCCGCTTTGGAACTCGCCTCCATCTGCTTTGGATACCATCTACCCGAACGCTACCAACTATCGCACCGGGATGGTCTTAGACCGCAACAGGAGGATGGGAATCAGCAACTTGGACTACCCCTACCCTTACGGTCAATTCGGGGCGTGTAATGACTGCTAACGATGGGCGCGCACAAGAAGAACATACTGAAACTGCAAAACTATGTCTTGGATAAAAATCAAGCAGGCTCTCTTGGACCTTGCAAATGCTCATCCACAGGTCAACTCCTTCGGGACGGGCGACCCTCTTGCAATCGGCACGGACAACACCATCAACCTGCGAACCCCAAGCCGTGAACGCATCGTGTATCCGCTCGTGTTTGCGGACGTTCAGTCTGCAAATACTGACGCTGGTACTTTGGACTTGGTGGTTGGGGTTTACTTTTCTGACCGTGTTGAATCCATTAAGCCGATGGGCGGAGTGGTTTCGGGCAGCCCTACGCTGGGTTGGCAGGATAACGAGGATGAGGTCCTAAGCGACCAACTGCAGGTAGCACAGGACTTCATATCAGCCCTCACAAACGACCCAAGCGAGGACTGGACCCTCTCATCCAGCGTATCGCTTACACGCTTCGTAGAGAGCCGGGATGACCGCACGGCAGGGTGGCAGGCGACGATGACCTTTGAGATTCCCTATGGTCATTCAGTTTGTGAAATTCCCACATAAAAGACATTTACAATTAAACGCTAAAAAATGCCTACACCCATATTGCAACAAATGCTCGGCCAAGGTGGTACGATGGAGTTTATCAATGGAGCCGTAAGCGGTAAAGTTTACGACTTCATAGTCGTCAATGCTGCTGCTACTTTCACGGTCTTAACGGGAACTGGTGGCGAGAACCTCATGACTCCTTACAACTTGTCGGGCGCATCCATATCCGCTGGCATCGTAATCAGCGGTCGCAACGGAGGCAAGATTACTGCCGTAACGCCCTCCGCAGGTTCAGTCATCGGTTACACATTCCTGTAAGCGATGCTGATAGGTTACGGCTACGGCTACCCAATCTCAATGCTGCAAGGCGGACTTGCTGCCGGGGTTTGGGGTGCTTTTAATGCAAGGGCTACGGCTGACGGAGCAACCGCTGCCGAGGCTGCCGTGAATGGCTGCCTGTTCGTCCGATTCGCTGCAATCTTCAACTTCTAACAATGCCGACACCATCGCTGATTTTAGTACCTGCACGATTCAAAACGGGCAAACTCTACACCCCCGTTGCTACGACTTCGGGTGGTTTGGTCCTTGGTGCGTCAGGCGACTTTAATGTTACCCGTGCAACTACGGCAACAAGGGTCAACGCAAGCGGATTGATTGAGGTTGTGGCTTCGGGGATTCCGAGGTTGGACTACTTCGCAAGTGGTGGCGTTGTTGGCTGCCCTGCGTTGCTTGTGGAGCCGAGTGGGTCCAACGGAATCCTTAACTCGCAGGACACCGCAACAAACTGGACGCGTGGAGCAAACCTGTCGGGAACTTATGAGAATGTTATTGGGGTGAGTGGCAACAACTTGACCGTTGCAGCAAGTGGCAGCAATATAGGCTCTGCTGCTGGTCGTCTTATTCGGTTTAGCAACAACGTGGCTCTCGCAAGTGGAAGCACCTACACGATTTCCTTTTTAATGAAAAAAACAGGAGCGCACACGATTGGTGGTTATTATGCAACCATAACTGG